TCACAGTAGGCGCGGTGGAGTATGCATCAGCAGCATACGTAGCACAATATTGTGTAAAAAAACTCGGCAAAGATATAACAGACTACGAGATGGTAAATCTCGAGACCGGGGAATTATACCAGAGACAGAGAGAAATGATTCAAATGTCTAGACGACCCGGAATAGGGTCGACATGGTATGATAAATATAAAAAGCAAGTATTCCCCGTAGACAGGTGCATAGCAAATGGAAAAGAGGTATCGGTTCCAAAATATTATACTTCAAAGCACAAGGAAGAAAATCCCGAAGCCTACGAAGAAACTATTAGCAAGCGTCACGGATGTGCCAAACTTCGGATGGCGGACAATACCGAAGACAGGCTACAAGTAAAAGAAGAATGCCTGGCAGCAAAAATAAAATTCTATGGTGGTAAAAGATGACACCGCTGTGACTCGCAGTATAAGCACCACTCTTGCTAGTGGTGTATCTTATAATGAGGTGATAACATGAAAACAGTAGTGGTATCAATCAGAGACGTAAAGGGCGAGACATATGCACAGCCGTGGTTCACGCACACAGCAGCAGTAGCGGTAAGGCACTTCACAGACATAGTGAACAATCCGGAAAAGGGTGGAACAATCTACTCGCACCCCGAAGACTTTCAACTCTACGAAATAGGAATATGGGATGACATCGATGGTAAGATTTATTCGCATGATATACCGAAGCATCTGGTATCGGCTGCAAGCGTCAAAAAAGAAAAACTCCACGATAGCATTGCAGCAGTATAGAAGGTCTGACTATGTGGATATTCAAAGTAAAACGCCCGACCTTCTGCACGCAATGCAGGCAAAGAGCAGTAATATGCGAGCTAAAAAAGGTTCGCAAAGGCACAATCCATAACCCACCGATGTGGTGGGCGTACATAAACTATCTAGATTTAAAAGGGGGCGAGTATGCACAGAAACAAATCAGTTGATGTTCATCAATTCGCAATGGTTCCAAGAGCAGACGTACCGCGTAGCAGCTTCAAGAGGCAGCACACGCACAAGACAACCTTCGATGCCGGATGGTTGGTTCCAATCCTCATAGACGAAATACTCCCCGGCGACAGCTTCAACGTCAGAGCGACAATATTCGCTCGAATGGCAACTCCAATCTTCCCAGTAATGGATAACATGTACATTGATTACTTCTTCTTCTACATACCAAAGCGACTGGTATGGGCAAACTTCACAAAGCAGCAGGGCGAGCAAGAGGAAAAAGGCGACAGCATAGACTTCACAGAACCGCAGATAACTTCGCCGATAGGCGGGTGGTCGCCGTTAACCATATACGACTATATGGGACTGCCGACATCAGGGCAGATAGCATCAGGACAATCAATAACGCACAGCAGTCTCCCGCTGCGGTGTTACAACAAAGTATTCAATGACTGGTTCAAAGATGAGAACCTAGTCACAAAAGCAGTAATCAGGACAGGAGACACAGGAGACGTAGAGGCAGACTTCGCGTTAAGGCGAAGAGGAAAAAGGCACGATTACTTTACTTCGTGCCTGCCGTGGATGCAAAAGGGCGACCCCGTCCAACTTCCGATGAGCGGGGTAGCACCGGTTAAAGGTATCGGCGTAGCAGATACACAGTATACCTTCACAAATCAGTCGGTATACGAGACAGGAGAGACGGCACCGACATCGTTCGCAGCAGCAAGGAAGATTGACCCGTCAGTACCGGCAGGCACAGCATATATAGAGATGGACTCGTTCGGTGGATATCCGGGCATATATGCAGATTTATCACAAGCGACTTCAGCAACAATCAACTCGCTGCGGTCAGCGTTCCAGATTCAAAAATTACTTGAGCGGGACGCGAGAGGTGGTACAAGGTATACGGAACATCTAAAAGCATCATGGGGCGTAACATCGCCCGACTTCAGGCTGCAGCGTTCGGAATTTCTCGGTTCCGGTTCATGTCCGGTAAATGTCAACCCGGTAGCACAGACAGGACAGAGCACAGGAACAAATGGATTCCCGACGACCCCGCTCGGACATCTATCAGCATTCGGAACCGGACTAGGTTCCGGTGGGTTCACAGGACACTTCACAGAGCATGGCTATATTCTCGGACTGGCATCAGTCCGGGCAGACCTGAATTATCAGCAGGGCTTGCGGAAGATGTGGTCACGCAAGACCCGCTACGATTCATATATTCCCGTGTTCGCCTATATTGGCGAGCAGGCAGTAAAACTCAAAGAGCTATATGCCACGGGAGTGGCAGCAGACGACGACAAGGTATTCGGCTATCAGGAAGCATGGGCAGAATACAGGTATTACCCTTCACAAATCACCGGACTCTTCCGGTCAAACTTCGCAGAACCGTTGGACGCATGGCATCTGGCACAGAACTTCGAGGCAGAGCCGACACTCAATGAAACTTTCATTTCAGAGAATCCCCCGATGGAGAGAGTACTCGCGGTAGGATCCGCGGCAGCAGGTCAGCACTTCATCGCGGACATGTTCTTCGATATGAACGTAACAAGACTCATGCCGATGTACAGCGTACCGGGTCTTATCGACCACCTGTAAGAATAAAGGGGGCGGTCGCCGACCGCCCCCAACCCTTCAACACTTCAAAGCGAGGTTCTCATGGGATACATGGACACGGTACAACTACCCGGAATAACAGGTACCGCGGTAGGAGCATCATCCGGATTAAATCCCTTGACCGCACTAGGCGGTATGGGGCTCGAAGCAGCTTCAGCCTTCTATGGAAATAGGATGGCAGCAAAAAGACAACACGAAGCTTTCGACCAACAAAAATGGATGATGCAAAATAGATATCAAATGCAGACCAAAGACATGATGGCTGCAGGATTAAACCCGATGCTCGCAGTAAATCAAGGCGCACCAATGCCAAACGCGCCGGCAGCAGCACCAGTAAACAAGCCAGACATGGTCAATGCAATGGCAAATGCACAAATCTCGTCGGCACAAGCAGCAAAAATCAGACAAGAAACAGAAAACTTAAAAATAGAAAATCAAAACTTACAAAACACAGCAGCTGCATACCCGACAGTAATGACAAAAATGGCAAAAGAAATACAGGAAATCGAGCAGAGGATAGCAACAGGCAACGCAACAAAAGAGGACACAGAAAAATTAAAGGAATTACACGCACAACAGGCAAAACTGGCAGGACAGGAATACGACATCAGGAGACCTGAGCAGTTAGCGTCTGGAATAGACGCAGCAAAATACAGCGCAATGGTAACGCGCGTACTAAAACCGTTAATAGACATATTAATCGGTGCATCAAAATTCAAACCATAGGGGGAAAAAATGCAGAAAGTACAAATTAGGACAGCATATAACTACGACACAAAAGCAGCATCAAAGGCAGCAGCACTAAACTGCAAAGACCCGTCACTTACGGTTCAAGACCAAGCAGAGGACGTAAACGACCTTGTTCGCAAGTTCGGACTCACAGGAAAAATACCCACCACAATGCGCATGCCTCAATATGGCGACTTCACAGGAATCGGGACGTACCAAGAATGTCTACAGGCAATTAAAGAGGCAGATTCAGAGTTCCTGAAGCTCCCGGCAAACATCAGAGAGCACTTCAAGCACAACCCGGACAACTTACTAAAATTCATCAACGACCCCAAAAACGCGGAAGAAGGAGAAAAGCTCGGCATCTGGAAGTTAAGACGAGCGCAAGAGGCAGCCGAGGCTGTGCCGAAGGCAGCCGAAGGCGCAACAAAAGTATCAGGTAAAAAGACCGAGCAGAGTGACAAATAACGTCAGGACATCCAATCTATAGTTCATTATATTGGATGGACTGACAACTAAAACAGTCCAAATAAAAAAGAGAGGAGAAACAAGGACATGAGACCGTTGAGCCGAAAACCAGTCAACAAAGGCAGGTCAGCTGCAAAATTTCGTCATGGCGCGAGCCGGACGAAGCACGTTAACGTCAGCCCCAACCCGATGAGAGGCGGTATCAGGCTATAGCATGTAATTACCCCGGCAAGGCATATAGGCTCGGAGACAGCCAGAACAAGCCTGCCGGGGTAGTTTTTAACATAAAACGGGGCGACAACGTGCTACAGGAAATAAAAGTACCTTGCGGAAAATGTCTAGGGTGTCAGCAAAAGAGAATACGCGACTGGGCGTTAAGGTGCGAGCACGAAGCCCGGATGCATCAACACAATTACTTCATAACGCTGACATATGACGAAAACAACTTGCCAGATGGCGGAACACTATGCTATAGTGATTTCCAATCGTTCATGAAAAAAGCCCGGCATTGGCAGGGCATATTTAACTGGCAGACAAAACGACAATGGGAAAAGACCAAAATAAGGTTCTTCATGTGCGGAGAGTACGGAGCACTAAAAAGACCCCATTATCACGTCATACTATTCAATTTTCCGCTAACAGACCTAAAAGAGTTCAAGCAGCAGGACAACGGAACAACCCTCTACACTTCGGAGACAGTATCGTGGCTATGGAACAACCGTGGCTTCATCACAGTAGGCGCGGTGGAGTATGCATCAGCAGCATACGTAGCACAATATTGTGTCAAAAAACTTGGCAAAGAAATAACAGACTACGAGATGGTCAATCTCGAAACAGGGGAATTATACCAGAGACAGAGAGAAATGACTCAAATTTCTAGAAGACCCGGAATAGGGTCGACCAGGTATGATAA